AATGAGTATACTAAAAAAGATTTTTTCAGGTGCCGGAAGCAACCTAATAGAATCCGTGGGTGGTGTAATAGACAATCTCGTAACTACAGATGAGGAAAAGCTTGATGCAAAAAGAAAGCTTAAAGAAATGATAATGAACCATGAGGTTCAAATGGAAAAGAATATAACTGACCGTTGGACGGCAGATATGAACTCTGATTCATGGCTTAGTAAAAATGTAAGACCAATGGTTCTTATATTTTTAATAGTGTGTACTATGATATTAATTTTTATTGATGCTGGTGCAGTTAAATTTGAAGTAGAAGAAAAGTGGACAGATCTTCTACAATTAGTTTTAATTACAGTTATAGGTGCATACTTTGGTGGCCGTTCTGTAGAAAAATTTAAAAAGAAATGAAAAAGATAAAAAAACAATTACCTAAAGCACAAACTGGATTCTTCAAAATGTTTAATCCTAAAAATTGGAAAGCTGCAGTTAATGCTTTTAAAAAAAGTAATGCAGATCAGGTAGCTGCAAGCAAACTTGTATATAAAGCTGATGGTACTCTTGATGGTAGATTTAAAGTAAATTCAAGTGCTGGTAAATTTAATAAAAATACAGGTAAAGGTAAAGGTAAAGGTTCAAAAACAGAAAATGTAAAAAAGGAACCAGGATTTTTAAACAGAGCTTTTAATAAAAGATTCCAGATTAACACACCTTCTATAAAAAATCTTACTGTAGACCCTGTTAAGTTAGCATTAAGAAATAAAGGAAAAACAGCACTTTTAGGTGGTAATGCGCTTTTAGCTTATTACTTGTTAAAAAGAGGAGATGGTATTAAAGATGTAGAATTAAAAAATCAATTTAATTTTGATACTAACCTTAACACTTTTCAAAAGGATAATACAAATGTAAACATGGACAGTACAAAAAATCCTAATTTTAAACCAAACATGAATTACTCAATTGAAAAGAAAGGTGGTCCTGTTAAAGCTAGAGGTGGTAAAACAGCTCCAGGTATGAAAAGTAAAGGTGGTGGTCTTAAAATGGATAGGAATGGTAAATTCTATAGATAATGGCTGTAAAAAATACATTTACCTTTAGAAGTAACTCTACTAAAAGAAGAAAAGGCGTTCATAGTAAAAATGCTAGTAAATCCCAAAACGGTTACAAGAAACCCTATAGAGGACAAGGAAGATAAAAAAAGAGGAGACTATTGATCTCCTCTTTCTTTTATAAGCCCCTCAAGAATTATAAGATAGTTTATGGCATCTCCTATTTTTTCTTCTAACAGTTCATCTGTTGGGACCTCTCCGGGACATTTGCTTATAATGGTTTTAATACATTCAAAATGTTTGCAAGCATATTCCCAAGCTACACCTTCTGGTGTATCATGAAAAGAAAAACCTACACCTTTTTTAAATGATTGGAATACATCTAGGTCAGTAGCATATTCGTTCATTTTTACAGCATAAGTTTCTCTAGTTTTAGTGAACCTCTGTTCTAGAAGTTCCATGAATTTGTCATAAGTCATGCCTCTTTTTCAAGCTTTCTTAAGACTTCAGGATCAACATTTGGCATGCCATCCTCATTCACATTATTAGGAACACTTGGTTCCTCCATAGAAATCATTTTTTCTAAATCCATAAGTAATTAATTAAAGTTAAAGTTTTTCACCAAAACATTTTTTCATTATTCTTGTTAATCTTAACTCAATGTTGGTGATTAATTCAGTTAAAGTGGTTAAAGTTAATGCTATAACCCAAAATATTATAATGATAATTAGTAATATAGAACCGCTAATCATCTTAATGCAATCTAATAAAAATTTTCCCATTTTAAAATATATATCTAATTTTATTCCAAGGTATTACGTTATTATGTTCTTTTATAAATGCATCAATAAATTGTTCTTTTAACTTATGTTTATATCTAACGTTTCTACCTCCATACTGTGATGTTTTACTCTCTTGTAGACTAGGTGTCCACAAATCTATTTCTTGTTTTTCTTTATGATCTATTAAGTTTTTGTAATGTTTATTCTTGTTGTGTGTTAAAAATATACACTCAGCATAAACACCTTCTTCATATCTAACATTGTTATTTATCAAAGCAAATAACTCTTCATAGTCATCTAACCAGCCTTCATAAACTAATATGGGACTAAAGTTAATATGAACATCATATCCTGCTTCTTTAAACTTATCTATTGCTTGTACTCTTTCTAATATTGTTGATGTATTGGGTTCATGTAATGCACGTTTTTTTTCAGGCATCATACTAAACCGTATTCTAATCTTCTTGTTTGGATTGTATTTAAGTAATTCTTTGTTAACATATTTAGTTGCAAAGCTTCCCATTATATCTTCATTATACTTGAAAAAATCAAATATAAATTGCCAATCATGGTACTTACAATGAAGAGCAAAGTCTTCATTACAACTAATATCATATGTAATGTATTTTGGATGTGTTTGATTTGGTTTTTTTGTTTCTAGTTTTGCAAATATAGAATGGTTGTTTATCTCTGTTAGTATTTGGTTTGCATTTGTTGCTATTGATAATCCTTCAGGCTTGTGCCTTTTCATATAACAATATGAACAATCATATAAACATCCCCAACCAAAGCTTGGAGATATAAAGTCTGTAGATCTACCCGAAGGTCTAATCTTCAGACTTTTTCTAATATCTCTAGTGACTAATGTCATATTTTAAATTCATCAAATGTATCATATTCTTGAGCTTCCATATCAGCATCCCAGTCTGATCCTAATAATGTTCCATCATTTATGTGCCCATTACCATTTAAATCTATCCAGTTTTTATCCGTTTGATGTAAACCAGATTGACTTAATAGTTCTGCAGTCATAAACTCATGAAATTTTACTTGATCACTCATCCAAGTACGTGGATGTGACTTCTTAAAAGAATGTGTAACATGATTATAAAATGTCCATGCATTATTAAGATCTGCTGAATAATGATAAGATGGATCTTTCATCTCTGCTTTAATAACAGAAACTTGTGATGCATCAATGATTTCTTCATCTAAAAATAATCTGCCCACTAATTCAGCTTGTTGTTTTTTAGGTAAGAATACTTGTCTCATTTTATTCTTATCATCAATTAGCTTGTCAAAATACTTATTAGCTGATTTAATTTGTGAACTTATTTGAGTATGAATATCATGATCTGCTTTACCTGTATGTTTTCTAGCATAGTTTGCCATGTCTCCACATAACATACCATTGCTACATACATTTACGAAAGCTCCTACAGCACACTGAAAACGTGTACTTTTATCATAAGAGTTAGTCCAAGCAAACATCATTCCCATTTCTTCATCTTTAGTAGAAGCAAGGTGATATACCCCTTGTGCTACTTTTGCATTCATATTTGCTCTGTAAAGTTCTTTTGTAATTCTGAACCCATTGTTGTCTAATAGAGTTTTAGTAACATCTATGACATCTTTATGAGGAATAACTGTATAAGTTTTTCCATGATTAGGTAGTGGTGCTGCCACTAACATATCTTTTGTAGTAGTTGTTGGTCTTGTGTATCCCATAATTTATTGGTTTAAATTGCCAGAGGGGGGCCATGCACGAATGGAACCTTGACCCCCTTGGACTTAATTACAAATATAATAATAAAACTTATTGAAACAATAACAATTGGTTGTTTTTTACACCAATTATGTTATTTATTTCTTTCTCAATTGCATTAAGATAATATTTCTCATTAATGTCATAGTCTGACCATTTTTTATTTTCTATTTTATTCATTACAGTTTGGACCCATTGTCCAGACTCTAACTGTATTTCTCTTTTATCATTCTTATTTATCTTTACGATCTTACAACCTTTATTTGAAATATAATATCTATTAATTTTTTGCAATTCATCTTGTTTAGCAATACCTTTATCTACATATATAGCATGTTGCCTCCATGCACCTTTAGATTTTGCTCCTATACAATAATCAAGAATATTTCTATTATGTTTTATTGTATATTCTGGTAAAGTTCCATCAACAAAATATGCATACAATGCTTTTGGAATGATCAGTTTAGATTTGTTCTTATGAAGAGCTAACTCTTTATACTCAAATCTACCTTTACATTTAGCTTTACCATTAGTGTCAACAGCTATATAGTTATTGACATCAGCTAATACTAGTTTACTATACTGATCATGTTCTAGGTTAAGATTGGTAATCTCTTCCCATTCTTTACAGATCTCCATATATAAGTCTATCTTATCTCGTGGGATTACAGTCTCAACACCATCAGTGTTTTGCATTAATGCAGTTGCTTCAGGTATCCTAGTCATAATCATTTCATATAACATCATTAGTGTAAGCTGACCATTAATGGTAATAAACATAGTAAACTGAGGATCATATAGAAAAGAGTTCTTATCATTACTTAACCCATAAGTTGAGTTTAAGATAATTTTATACACGTAGTTCATTGGATCACTCTTTGGTATCTTTTTTCTTTCATCAAAGAACCATTGA